ACTGGGTCATGGGCTTCTACACAGGACGCACGGGATCAGTGGTATTCGGCGGTAAGCCCGTAGCCAAGATCCGCGATTGGTCAATGGAGACCAGCGTTAATTTACTATCAACTAATACTGTTGACAGTACCTCTAATACCTTTGTTCCCGGTGTTAAAGGCGCCACAGGCAGCGCCACGCTTTTGTACTACCGCCTAGAGACGGGCGAGTCTGTCACCTACACCCAGTTCACCGACCTCCTCAGCCGGATCCACAAGGTAGGCGCAATCACCACCTCTGACCGTATCCAGCTGAAACTTAACGCCAGCACAGCATCTAATGATTACATTGAATTTTACGCCTACATTACGTCCGCACAGATTGCCGTAAGTAGCGGCGAGCTCACCAGCGTTCCTATCCAGTTCACCGTCGATGGCGACTTCCTGGCTGGTGGAGTCATTGCATGACGTTCTTTCTAGGCACTAAGGGCAATGTGCGCCTAAGGCGTGGTACGCAAATCCAGGGCATCACACTGGACGATCAGATCCAACCCGATGACGTCAACACCACGCTCAACCGCCTCAGCTTCGACAGCTCGTTAGACAACCTGCTCACCGGTGACAGAGTTGAGCTAACCACTACGGATGCTCGGGGCCTTGTCTGCTTTACAGCCGCTGCGTGGCCATCAGGCGTCATTGAGCCTAGCATCTCTGCCTACGTTAATGTCAACGCAGTAGGCGGCCTACGCTTTTTCCTTACGTTTCAAGATGCGGTAAATAATACACGGGCTAATGAGCTAACCTTGTACGCTTTTACAGGTGCTCCTATCGCTATTTTGGTTTCCGTCAGGGACGTAGCCTCCAATGTATTGGGCTGCGTAATTGGCTACTCACTAAATACGGATCGCCAGGCGGTAGACACCACCACGCTTAGCGATAAGTTCCGCAATCAGTACGCAGCCGGGCTAATTAGTGGTAGTGGCACTATCGAGTGCGCCTTCGACTACCAAACAAGTGGGGTCAAGGAAACCCCCCTACTCATGCTGCAACTTATACACCGCCTAGACATAGGGAGTGTGTTCGACTTAGCGCTTTACCTCACTGACAAATCCGTAGACGCCACCGTACAGAGTGTGTTCTACGAGATGTCGGCAGTCGTAACCAAAGCAGGTGTGGCCATAAGGGCTGGTGACATCATCGACTGCACCATCGACTTTGTTACTACAGACGAGATTCGCCTGCTCATCGGAGAGCCTGAGGGCTACATACTTAAGGAGGATGATGACCGCATCAAACTCGAGCAATCACTCGACTTCTTGCTACAGGAAGCAGAGGACTAGCATGTACCAAGCAGTGGTGCCCACGGAGGCTAAGCCATGAGTGACCAGCGGATTACCCAACTCACGGCTCTGCCTAAGGCGTCGGTGGCAGCCACCGATGTGCTGCCTATTGCCGACCTCTCGGCATCGCAGACCAAGAAGGTCACTGCCAAGGATCTGGTAGACGCTGGCCTAGATCTCGTCGATGCCTCCTCCATCGACCTGGACAAGCTCGACCAAAGCAGCACCACCAAGCTCGGCACCACAGCCTTAGCTGACGACGCGATTACTGCAGCCAAGCTGGCTGACGACTCCAGCATCGCCGTTGATAGCACCGCTCCCAGTACCAACAACTTCGACGGTCGCGGCTACCTAAACAGTGCAACCAACAGGCTGCAGGTCTACAAGGCCGGCACCTTCACGGACGTGGTGCCTGTCCTTGTTGACGACTCTGTTACTACAGCCAAGCTGGCCAATGGCGCAGTAACCACCGCCAAGGCTTCGGACCTCGGCACTGCAGCCTTTGCCGATAACGCAGTCACTTACGCCAAGCTACAGAACACCAGTGGCACCAACGTGTTGCTCGGCCGCAGCACTGCTGGCGCTGGTGACGTAGAGGAGATTACCTGCACTGCAGCCGGTCGCGCCCTCCTCGACGACGCCGACGCCACCGCCCAACGCGCCACGCTTGGCCTTGGCACGCTGGCTACCCAGAGCGGCACTTTCTCTGGCACATTTTCCGGCACCGCTTCTGGCACCAACACCGGCGACCAAACCATCACCCTGACTGGTGACGTAACCGGCTCTGGCACTGGCAGCTTTGCCGCAACCATTGCCAGCGCTGCAGTCACCGAGGCGAAACTAGCCAGCTTGGCAGTCAGCACCGGCAAGGTGCAAGACGATGCCATTACCGGAGCCAAACTTGCCGACAGCTCCGCTGCTGTGGTGGCCGCCGCTACCCCATCAGGATCTGGTGCCTTTGTTGGCCAGCAGTGGGTCAATACCGCTACCGCAATTGAATACACATGGGATGGCACCAGCTGGCTGCGGCAAGCATCGCTAAGCACGCTCAGCTTTACCGACTCGACGCCACTGGCATTTGCGGTCAGCTACCCGGATGCCTACAGCGCCACAATCACCACGACACTTGACAACCAATCAGCCAACCGCATTTTTGCTGGCCCAACGACCGGCTCGGACGCTGCGCCAGCCTTCCGCGCCATCGTCCCGGCTGACCTGCCGGATGCCACCAGCGTGGCCAAAGGTGTCATTGTCCCTGGCACTGGTTTGTCGATTAGCAGCGGCACGCTTAACCACAGCAATGCTGCCACTGCCGGCACCTATACCAAGCTCACCATTGATGCGCAGGGCCACGCCACCGCTGGCACCACCCTGTCGGCTTCGGACATCCCATCGCTAGATACCAGCAAAATCACCACGGGCACTTTTGCCACGGCGATGCTCGCCGACAACGGAGTGACGGCCGCCAAGATGGCCGACTACGCGACGGCTCAGATCGGCTCTTCGCTGCCCACCGCTGACTTCATCGGCCAGTTCTTCCTGAATCCGCTGGAGCGCACCGTCTACATGTGGGACGGCAACGTGTGGCAGCCGGTGGGCATCACCGCTGGCACGGTGATCTTTGCTGGTACCTACGACGCCAACACCAACCAGATTGCCTCCGTCACTAACGACGGCGCCGCGCTCGGTCTAAGTGTCGGCAACCCGCTGCCTGCCGCCAGCAGCACCAACCAAAACTACTTTGTCATTGTCAGCAACGCGGGCACTGGCACCAGCCCAGCCCCTGCCGTTGCACTGCTGCCGCCTGACCTGATCCTTTCCACCGGCACCTCATGGGTCCGCATTGAGTCGTCGGACGCCTACATCGCCCAGGTCGCCACACAGGTCTCGTTCACACCCGCCGGCCTGATCTCCAGCTCCAACGTCCAAGCTGCGATTGAGGAGGTGAGCAGCGAATGCCGCATTGCCACCAACATCACCAGCGGCACCCTGGCACCCACGGTCGGCGGCACCGGCATCACCACCTACGTCAAGGGTGACCTGATTGCGGGCTCCGGCCCCAACACCTTGGCCAAGCTGACCGTCGGCACCAACGGCTTCGTACTGAAGGCGAACAGCAGCACAGCAACCGGTCTGCAGTGGGCTGCCTACGACGCGCTGGTTACTGGTGGCGGCACCATGACAGGAAACCTTGAGATCGGCAGCACAGCCACCATCGTCTTTGAAGGTGCAACGGCTGACACCTACGAAACCACGCTGACGGTTATTGACCCGACCGCCGACAACACCGTTTCACTGCCTAATGCCACTGGAACCGTTGCGCTGACTAGTAATCTTGACGATGGCAGTTACGGCTAAAGCCAACTCCAGCTGCTTCCACTGCGTATTCGTAAATGGTTGCCGGTTTTACGTTGTAATCAGGCGCAATACGCGGAGGTATCTCTCCTGCGCGTAAGCGTTCTTTAATCTCGATAACTTGGCACTCAACAAGACGGCTATTCCACTGCTTACTACCTAGATGTAATGGCGGCTTGGATGCGGTTCCATCTTTTATACGGTCTGCGGTATTGGACGCATGAGTGCCAGCGTACAGATGATTGGGGTTACAACAGCGGCGGTTGTTGCATGTATGACAAATTACAACGCTTGAATCTACGTAACCGTTAAATAGCATATAAGAACGTCTATGCGCAGCTCCTGCTTTTGGTAGATCAAAAATGCTGTAGTACCAATTCCCGTAGCCGGGAGTGCCGCAACTAGCAAGCCAGTTCCAGCATTCCTTAGGGTGTTTAATGTCCACCT